ACAAGCGCTGGCATCGGAACAACAAGCGAGAACAATAAGAAGCCCCAGGGCTCCACATCTTTCACACCTACAACTCTCGCACTCTCCAAGATCGCCTGCTTCGTAAAGGAGACAGATGAGATCGTGAAGGACGAGGCTTTCCTCGCTGACGAAGTTCAGAACACTCTCGTTTATCAGGTAGGCAAGGCTGAGGACAAGCACATCATCGACGCTATCGGTAACACACAGGGCATCGGTGCAGAGACATACGATGGAACAAATGTCACATTCGCTGACGGAATCCTCGCAGCTATCCTCAAGGTCAAGGCTGACAGCGCTTACGACGCTTCTGTCGTATTCGTAAATCCTGCAGATCTCAAGACACTCCTTACAGCTAAGGATTCCAACAAGCAGTATTACGGCGGCGGCTACTTTGCAGGCGCTTACGGAAATGGCTCTTATGGTGTTCCTACAGCTATCTGGGGCGTCCCTGTAGTTGCTGACTCCAATGTTCCTCAGGGTTCCGCTCTCGTAGCAGCTCGCGAGGCTGTCAAGATCTGGAGAAAGTCCGGCATCGACGTAAGACTCTACGAGCAGAACGAAGACGATGCACTCTACAACAGAGTTACACTCCTTGCTGAGACAAGACTTGCAGCAGCAGTCGTTGACCTCAAGGGCGTTGTTCTTCTCGCAACAGAGGGATCCGGTTCCTGATAACTGAATGAGACGGGCGTCAAGTTTTTGACGCCCTCTTTTCTTAATTCTACAGAAGGGAGGTCATGCACCCGTGGAAAAGATGAAGATTTACGAAGTAGGCGGCCGTAAGGTCTGGCTCAAGGAAGCTCCCGAAGGATATAAGGCGCCCAAGAAGCCTACGCCGGTCAAGGAAATTCCTAAGGCCGAAGAGCCTGAGGATGAGCCCGAGAAAGAACTCGAAAAAGAGCCCGAAACTAAGGCCAAAAAGACACCCGCAAACAAGGCAAGGAAGGCAGGATCGAACAAATGATTATTACTCCGTGGCATTACAACATAATAACCAGTTCGCCACTCCCTGACTTCATAACGGCTCAGGATTTCGCTGAGTTCACGAACGCGAAGTTCGGTGTCACTGACAACAGGATCAAAGCCAACATCCCGGCAGCATCTGAAGCCATCCGCAAATATTGTGGCTGGCATGTGGCTCCTAACCTTGTTTGTGAGACCATCTACAACGTCAGCGACCTGCGCGATGCTTTTATTGGTAACGATCTGGCCGTACAGCTGCCGGCGACATTCGTCACTGGTGTCGAAAAGATCCTTCTTGATGCAAAGCTGAACGGGACAGAGTACGAAGGAGAAAATGCAGAAGATTTCGACCTTGATACCTCTTGCGGACTGCTCAAGATCTACGACGTAGGCTGCCGTGATCGAAAGTCTAAGATCTTCATCCGGTACAGTGCGGGCTATTCCCTCGATCAGATCAACACGATCAAGGAACTCGTTTCGAATCTTGTCACTCACGCTCTCGTAAATCCTTACGGTGTCAGCTCAGAAGCTGCGGGAGGCGTATCAGTCTCTTATAGCGCTATCTGGGCGGGTTCAGCTAACAGCACTACGCTTACAGCTGACAGCCGCGAGCTTTTGGATCCTTACAAGGTCAAGGGGGTATACTGATATGCTTCCATCTTGGGCTACTGAATCGATCAAAAGGATAAGACCTGGAACGAAGACGCTGCGCGGATCTCCGGTACCTGATTGGGATAACACGACCGAGCTGGTAATTGGAGGTTGTTCGGTACAGCCTGCAGCGACCTCTCTCTCTATGGATGGCCGCGTGTTAGGCATAAGCGAACAGATGACTGCTTACCTTCCAGAAGGCTCAGACGTTAAAGCCGGCGACCGCATACTGTACGACGGAAAGATCTACACGATCAGCGGTGAGCCTAAGAAGTGGAACGCGATCACACGCTCACACATTCAGCTCAATCTCACTCTCTGGGAGGGTTAAGTATGGGCGCGAGAATAGAATTCAATTCAGCAGGCTTCCGCCAAATACTTCTGTCGGATGGCTGTCGCCAGGTTGTTCAGAGTACAGCTGAAGAGATATGCGAAAGAGCGAACGCCAACAATGACCGAGGCGGCGAAGGCTTTACGGCCAACACTCAAGTCGGAGGTTATGGTGGCGGACGTTGGATCGGATTTGTCTCAGCTGCTGATAAGAAGGCGAGCGCAGCTGAATCAGAAGACAAAGCACTCACGAGGGCTCTATCATGAACATTTTGAAACCTGTGGACATTGAAGAAGAGATCAGAACGGCGCTCAAGGACTATGTCACCGTCTACGCAAGGCCTCTCCCTGAGAAGTATACGCTCCCGAACGTACTTATTACGGCGGCGGGCGGAAGTTCTTCAGATACCATCGACACCTTCACCGTGTCGATAGATGCGAGAGCTGAGACTGATGCGGAAGCGTTTGACCTTTTGAGTACGGCTCTGGGGTTGCTTGAGAAACAGGCGGCCAAGCAGGTCGGAGCTCTTCGAAATGTCATAATCAACAGTCTGGCGAGATGGGGGAACGATCCTGTCCGGCCGGACTTAAAACTTTGTTCGGCTACCGTGCTCGTAACGGCTCACCGTCAATCGTTCACTATTACAGAATCATAACAAGGAGGCATAAGACATGTCTAATTCAGAAGTATTTTTGGGCTTGGGTAAGGCGACAGGCTTTGCTTACAGCGCTCCCGAAAACACATCACTCCCGGCTTATCCGTCCGAATCGCCTAACGTCGCGTTTGTCGAGATCGGCGCTGTAGGAGAAGACGGTATCGACCTCACACTGCCAAGCGGTGAAGTCATCAAGAACTGGGCTCTGAAGGCTGAGAGAAGGATCAACACCGAGAACGGTAAGATCAAGGTTCCCTTTATTGCTACAAATAAAAAGGTCCTTGAGACTGCTTTCGGCGCTAACTTCGTCGAATACCTTGCAGCTACGGCTCAGCACGGAAACGTTACAAGCGTTACACTCACCCCTGACGTCAGCCCCTCCGTTAAGTCCTTCCTCTTCTTGATGAAGGATGGCGATAGACTCGCCATGATCGGATGTCAGGACGGTCTCGTCGAGAGTGTTGACGACATCACATTCAACGGAACGACACCCGTGTCCTGGAACCTCACGATCGACGGTACATGGACACTCAGATTTGACGATGGTCAGATCGCATCATCCTGATAGGAGGAATTAAACCATGCCAAACTACAAAATTCCTAACCGTGTAGACGATGGTTTTATGACCATTGAACTTACGAACGGGGATAAGATCACAATTCCGCTCTGTAAGAAGCTCAAGATCAAGAAGATCAAGAAGCTCATGAAGCTCTCGAAGCTCCCGGAAGAAGAACAGATGGGCGTTATCATCGAATTCTTCTCAGACTACATCGGGGAAGATATCCTCGACGAGATGGAGTTCGAGACGCTGAGCGACATATATGAGCTCTGGCTTCAGGCCAACAATGAAGCGGACGGACTGACAATGGGGGAATCTTCGCCCTCACTCGGTTCGTAGACGAGCATGAGGCGGCGATAGGCTACGACCTTCTAACTCGCACACATTACCAACTGGAAGACATTGGGGGAGCTCTATCGTGGAGCTCCCTCAATTATTTCATTAAGAACCTGGACATAGACAGCGCTCTTTCGAGAGAACTGGGGAAGACCTCGGGGTGGGAGTCGACGATCAAGACGAACGCGATCCTCTCAGAGATCTATGACTTGGTCCAGGCTTTGAACGTAAACTTCGTGGGCTATGCAACACGAGGAAAGAAAAATCTGAAATTTATTCCTCATCCCAAACCGGGAAAGGATAACGATAAAAACAAGAACAAGATCGGAAAAGATGCTCTACCTATTCCGAGCTTGCGCGAATGGTTAAAGGAGAGGCAGAAACATGGCAGGCGGTGAACACATCGAAGTCGCTAAGGCTTATGTCACGATCGTTCCTTCACTCGAAGGCGCTCAGAAGACAATAACCGAAGAACTCACAGGCGTCACAAATCAGGCCTCTGAAAAGGCTGGAAAAGAGGGCGGCTCTAAGTTTGGCTCTAAGTTCGCGAGCGCTATCAAGGGAACTACAGCCGTGATCGGTGCGGCTATGGCTGCAGCTACGGGCGCGGCCGTTGCCACGAGCAAGGCTTTTGTAAGCGCTGCGAAAGAAACGGCTAATTACGGCGACGCGGTCGACAAGACTAGCCAGAAGTTAGGATTATCGAATAAAGCATATCAGGAATGGGATTATGTCATGAAGATATGCGGTACCGAAATGTCCTCAATGACGACAGGCCTCAAGACTCTTACAAATAAATTGGATGACGCGAAGAATGGTTCAGAAAGTGCTCAGGCCATGTTTGGGGCTCTCGGTATATCTATGGAAGATATACAGACAATGTCACGAGAAGACCTGTTTGAGAAGACGATCGCAGGCCTGCAGAGTATGGCTGACTCAACTGACAGGGCCGCTCTTGCCAATGACCTCTTCGGTAAATCTGGCCAGAACCTTGCTCCGCTTTTCAATATGACAGCCGAAGAAACTCAGGAGCTGATAAATAAGGCTAATGAACTCGGAATGGTCATGTCAGACGAAGGTGTCAAGGCGAGCGCAAACTATAAAGACGCTCTTACGACGCTTGATGGTACCATGACAGGCCTCAAGAATAGGATCATGACTCAGTTTATGCCCGGACTATCAAAGGCTACTGAGGGCCTCGCGGATGCTCTCGGAGGAAAAGGAACCGGCAAGCTCACTGACGGCTTAAATCTTTTGATGAAAGAACTTAAAAGAATGGCGCCTGTCGCCTTGAGACTCATATCTGAACTTGGGACAACCGTCATCCAGGGCCTCGGGCCGCTCCTTCCCGATCTGGTCAGTACGATCTTTTCTTTACTGGTCAGCGCCATCTCAACGGTGACAGGGATGATCCCGCAAATGATGCCGTCGATAATTACCGGAATAAAAGGAATTTTGTCCGCTTTGATGTCGGCCTTGCCGGTCATCTTATCGGGGCTTTCGAGCCTCATATTGTCTTTGGTCGAGTGGCTGTCGAGCGACGGCGTGGTCACTGAGATCGTGAACGGCCTTATTGCCATGTGCAACGAACTGGTTGTTTCGTTCGCCATGCTCTTACCGATCTTGCTGCCGGCCATTGTCAAAATCGTTGGAGAACTGGCTAACGCTCTGACAGAACCTGACACGATCAAGATGCTCATAGATGCAACCTTGACAATCATAGGCGCCATCGCAGTAGCTCTCTTGAACTCCTTGCCGGTGCTCGCAAAAGCTGTTTGGCAGATCCTTAACAACCTCGGAAATCTTTTGGGAGATGCAATCTACTGGACTGTTAATCAGGTCTCAGGCGCGTTTTCGAACATCATAGGAAAGGCGAAAGAGTGGGGCTCTAACATGCTTAACTTTTTCACCGGACTGTGGACTAAGGTCAAAGAAGGAGCTGCAAAGGGCCTCGAAAATCTCAAGTCAAAATTCACTTCGATATTTGAGGCGGTTAAGAACACGGTCAAGAGCGGAATCGAGAAGATCAAGTCGTTCTTCAATTTCAGCTGGTCTTTGCCGAAGCTGAAGCTCCCTCACTTTACGATAAAGGGTTCATTCAGTCTCAATCCGCCAAAGGTTCCCACGTTCGGGATCAGCTGGTACGCGAAAGCTATGGAACAGCCTATGATCCTTAATGGCGCAACCATCTTCGGAATGAAAGACGGGCAGCTCCTGGGCGGCGGTGAAACCGGTCAGGAGTTAATCATTGGCACGAATAAGCTGATGGAAATGATGAAGGACGCTGTCGGTCTTAACGGACAGCCCATCACGATAAATGTATACGCTGCAGAAGGCCAGAACGTCAACGACTTAGCACAGCAGATCGCTTATAAGCTCGAAGACTTGAAGACCAGAAAGGAAGCTGTATATGGCTAGACTATTTAATCACGCTACAAACAAGCAGGGCTTGATTGTATTCGGAGGCGAAGCCTCAAGCGACTATGGCATGGTGGTCGCTGAGGCTCCGTCCTTTGAAAGAGCCACAAGGAAGCAGACAGTCTATACCGTGCCGGGGAGAAATGGAACCATTCTCTTCCAGGAAGACGCCTGGGAAGATGTGACTCGTAACTACAGAGTTTGGCTCACTTATGACAGCATAAGCGCTCTCAATGAGAAGGTCGACGCTTTGGAAGCATGGCTCAATAGTAAGACGGGATATACGAGGCTCGAAGATAATTTTGAGCCGGACATATACCGTTTGGCCTATTACTCCGGCGGAAATGAATTCTCGAACGACCTGACGATCAAAGGCGAGGCAACTCTTTCATTCACTTGCAGGCCCGAAAGGTTCCTGAAGATAGGAGAGAAAGAAGACGAGATCTCAAACGGAAGCCTTTTGCACAATCCTACAAAGTTCAAGTCTAAACCTCTCATTCATATCGAGGGCTCCGGAAACGTCACGATCGGAACAGGCGGAAACACTCTGACGATCACGGGCTTAGTCGATTATATCAACATCGACTGCGAGAGGATGAACGCTTACAGACTCCCGGCTGAAAACAGAAACAGCCTCGTCTCGGGTTCTTTTCTGAAGCTGGCGCCGGGAGATAACACTTTCGCCATCACAGGAAATACAACAAAGGTAACGATTAAACCTAACTACTTCACGATATAAAGGAATAAATAGCATGATCCCGATTTTATTCTCATCAATTTCCGAAGGAACCGTCCCGACCTCGTTCGGAATCGGTCACTTAACGGACATAATCAGCTCAAAAGTAATAGAAAAACGAAACGCAGAGTATGAGCTCTCTTTTACTTATGCGGCTAATGGAATCCACGCAGAAGAGATCCTCGTCGATCGCTTCGTCCTGGCTAAACCGAACTATACTGACGATCCGCAGCTCTTCCAGATTTATGAAGTGACCGGAACATTAAACGGACGCTTTGAAGTAAAGGCTGAACATGTCAGCTATGCGTTATCCGGAAAGATAATAACAAGCGGAACAGCTGCGAGCTGTTCTGCTGCTTGTTTATTATTACAGGGTAGCGCAGGAAACTTCACGATCACAACCGACAAGACAGTGGTTGCAGACTTTAAGATTCTAGAGCCTTCAAGTGTTAAGTCTTGGTTCGGAGGTAAACAGGGAAGCCTTCTTGATGTCTATGGAACAGGCGAGTGGCACTATGATAACTTCACGGCAACACTCAAGCTGCACAGAGGCCAGGACAGAGGTGTCACTCTTCGCTATGGTTTAAATCTCACAGAACTCTCTCAGATAATCAATATCAGCAATCTTGCGACAGCTGTACAAGGATACTATAAGGATCCTGACACCGGCGTTGTGACTTTAGGAACGAAGATAAGCACAGGATTGACTCTTAATCTGGCAAAAGAACGCGCTATCGACTTTTCGGGAGACGTGGATCCCGAAAGTGCTACGCCCATCGCAACGCAGCTCGATAACCTGACGAACAACTACATCGCGAACAATCAGCTCGACACGGCTTTCAAGACCATCACTCTGGACTTCGTTCAGGAGGGCGGTCTTTCCGACAGAGTTGACCTTTGCGACACGGTTCATATTTATTTCGAAGCACTGGGAATCAGCGCAGCTCTCAAATGTATCGAGACCGAGTGGGATGTAATCAACGAGCGCTATACAAAATGCACTTTTGGAAACAGCAGAGTCGACATCACCGACTCGATCCAGACCATTCAGAAAGAAGTCGCAGAGAAACCTTCGACGTCCATGATGGAAGAAGCCATTAAATACATGACTGACCTCATCACAGGAAACATCAAAGGATATGTCATCAACGGCCACGACACAAATGGAGACGGCTATCCCGACGAAAACCTCATAATGGACACGAATGACATCACTACGGCGACGAAGGTCATCCGCTCAAATCTCGGAGGAATCGGTTTTTCAACAAACGGATATGACGGACCGTATACAACTTGTATCGGTTTTGCAGGAATAATAGCGGACGCAATCACGACAGGAACGCTCAACGCTAATCTGATAAAGGCCGGAGTCATTTCAGACATCAACGGAAACTCAACGATCGATATGACGAGCGGAGTTGCCACACTCAAGAACATGAAAGCGAAGGAACGCTTCGAGCTTGTCGACGAAAACGGAGTGACGAGAGGATTTTTCAAGTATGAGCCGCTCTTGGGTGAGCCCCATCTCGCTGTCATTGATGCAGACACCGACATCCATGCGGAAATGTACGGCAATGCAAATGGTGGAAACTTCGGAATAAACAATCCTTCCGGAGTCAGAAGAGGACTTCTTGGTGTCGGCAGCTCCGGAACAGGCATCCTCTATCTCTATGATAACAACAGCGAGATAAGAGCCACTTTACTCGGAACGGGATGGCTTGAGCTTCGCGGCGGAGGAATCAATATCTACAATGATAACGACGAGCGAAGAGTGTACACCTTTATAACGAATGACAGAGGTTATTTATATCTACGAGACGAAAATAATATTTCAAGAGTTCAACTGTATGGCGACGGTGGCGTGGTGGTCTGTGACGCCAACGGAGACACAGCAATCGACATTGATGGTTCTAGCGGACAGGTAAAACCCAAAGGAACCCAGCAGGTCGAATTATATAGCGGCTCTCTCACAAACGGTATGATTTTCAAAGAGTGGGGCTATAACAATTACATAATCGTCGGCCGTGTAACGAACTCGGGTTCGCTTCATACGCTCTATATCCCTAAGGCGATGATAACCGACACAAATCAGCAGTTCTGTTTTGCTGACGAATCAAACTGGGTTACGTTTTCCGTCAAGTGGGAGCTTAACGCTGACAACGAAAAGGAACTTGTGCTCACCTTCGGAGGCAGATCGAGCAGCGGACTTATCACAGCAGTATACGGAAGTTATACATAAAAACAGGAGGATAAAAAATGAACATTGTTGCATCAATCTCACTGGATTTCGGCCAGGAGACTTTCCCGGCCAGAATCTTTGCGAAACGCGGAGATCAGGACAGCCGTTATGTTGAGATCACTCCGCTCAACATGGGACAGCCGCTGACTATACCTGCGGGCTCTACCGCGAGAATCCAGGCTACTAAGCCGGATGGAACTCAGGTTATCAATGACGCGACCATCACGGACGGAAAGATCTACGCTGAGCTCACAGCTCAGATGCTCGCTGTGGCTGGTTTTGTCGTTGCTGAGATCGCGCTTTATCAGGGCGGTTCAAGATTGTCTTCGCAGCTCTTCTTGGTGAACGTCAAGGACACTGCTTACAGCGAAGAAGTGGTCACGAGTTCAAACGAATTCAAGACTCTGATCGATGCGCTTGATGCGGTCGATAACATTAACGCTTGGGTAGAACAGACTCCGACAGGAGCGACGATCTATGTTACAGATAAGGAAGGAGTCACACACTCGGCTCACGTTGATACCTTAATGTCGATCCAGACATGGGATGATATCAAATATGCTATCAGAAGCGGCTTAGGTCCGACGCTCTTCCCAGTAGGCTCAGAGTTTACCATACCGAAGGAGTCTTCACTTGCGATCTCTGTAGGTGCTGAGAACACAGGAGTAACTTCCGCGACCATCGTTGAGGCTACATTCCTGCACAAGATCGGAGAAGCTCATGATGGCCATTATGAGACTATATTTGACGGAGATGAATGGAGAGACGAGCATAATAATGTCATCATACTTTCGGAGTATGGAATCACTCCGGTCGGAACTCCTGTAGCTGGCGATAAGATCATCGTCGCAGAGACGGCTTCTTCGATGACGTTTGTAGTAAGAGCCCACGACAGCGACTCGGTAGTTCCTGCTGACTCACACTACACTCACGCTATGCTCATCGAGAAGAAGTTCGTATACTCCAACAACGTAGGCACTCAGGTCGGTGTCCAGTTTGACGGTCCCGAAGCTCTCTGGTACTGCGAAGAAGCACTCCCTGCAGGCACATATAACTTCACATGGAATTATGCGACGGGACAGATGGTTAATGATACCTATCAGTTCACGCTCGCATCAAGCATCCCTGCAGGTGGCCAGATCGTACTTGGTACCAATAGTTCTTCGACAGCAATTACAAGCTGCAAGATCTCAACATATGCGACTCCGGGCGACACCACAGCGATTGAGTCAAATGTAGTCGTCACAGCAGGCTCGGCAGGAACTTCGCTTGGTACTATTAGCGCGTCGGCTTCAACTGACGATAATCTCAACTGCGCCCAGCGTATCATGTGGGGCTCGAACAATTATGCTCAGTCCGGTATGAGACAGTGGCTCAATTCTGACAAGTCTAAGGGAACATTCTGGAAGGCTACAAATAAGTTCGACAGACCGACTTCTTGGGCTGCATCTGCTGATAATAATTATGCCGGCTTCATGCACGGCCTGGGCGACGACTTCCTGGGCGCTGTTCTCACAGCCAAAATCCCGTGCAGAACTAACAACGCGGGAGTCATGGAAGTCGACAGCCTTGACGGTACGGAATTCAACTCAGCCGAGACCTACAACGTCGAAGACAAGTTCTTCATTCTCTCAAGGCCGGAGATCTATGGAACATATGACTCCAACACCTTAAAAGACGGCGAGCTTCTCGAATACTACGACGGCCTCTCCCAGTCCGACCTTATCAAGCGCGACGTTGGAGGAACTGCTCGTAACTGTTGGTTGCGTTCTCCCGTCCCGTACGTCGCGGGCTACGTCCGCATAGTGTACACGGACGGTTCTCTGGACCACAGCAGTGCCATCCATGCCCACGGCGTGGCCCCCGCTTGTCTAATCGGCTAATCAAAAATCCGCTGCGATAGCAGCGATAAAAACAAGGTTCTTTTTCAATGAGTGTAAGAGTAGGAGACAGACAAAAAGGTAAGCTCCAGGTACTGAACAAGGCGAGGGTGTTAAAAAGATACACCCTCGCCTTACTTAAGAGCGACAAATACTTCCCGAAGAGTGTCAGATGGCTCTATGCTTATCCGATCCATAGCGAACTCAGAAGTGCAGTAATATGTATCAGACGAGCGAACGCGACATATGTAACTAATGGCGTAACTAAGGATTTGGAATACAAATACAGAGCGAGCCAGCAGATAGAAGCATACGCACATCTTGAGGCTTTATTGGACCTTATGGAAGACGTATATCTCGCGGGATATGTATCAGGGCGCCAGATCCAACACTGGACGAAATTGGTAGTCGAAGTTGAGCAATTCTTAAAAGCATGGGAAAAGAGCGACAAAGAAGCATATATGAAATCTAAATAGGGTGGTTGCTATCCTGCTCGTAACTGTTGGTTGCGTTCTCCCAACCCGAACAACGCGAACAACGTCCGCATAGTGAACACGGACGGTTCTCTGAACAACAACAATGCCAACAATGCCAACGGCGTGGCCCCCGATTGTGAGAAAAGCCAGATTCAAGTAGTCCCGGCGCGGACCAAAGCAGTGCAGCTCACACAAGGAGCGATCATCCTGACTCTGAAAGGAGCGAAACCTGCAGATGACGAAGGCATCTTTCGAGATGGCCCTTCTATCAGCATCTGTTTAATTTATGTCATATGAAGAAGTGACAAGTTTTGACAATTTATACACCGGGCTCTTGCATAGCTGCAGGAATGTCAGATGGAAGGACAGCGTGGTTGGCTATGAAGCAAACGGCCTCAAGAACACGCTGAAACTCAAGGAGCAACTTGAGAGAGGTAAATATAAGATTGACGACTATCAGATATTTACTGTCTTCGAACCTAAAAAGAGAGTTATCGTGGCGACAAGGCTCAAGGACAGACAGTTCCAAAGAAGCCTGTGCGATCACGGCCTTTATGACGCGATCACACGATCTTTTATTCATGATAACTGCGCTTGTATGAAAGGCCGGGGCGTGGACTACACGCTGAACAACCTAACAAAACACTTAAGACGATATAACCTGGAACACGGAAGAGACGGATGGGTACTAAAATGTGACATTCGTCACTATTTCCCGTCTATCCGTCACGATGTTGCTAAAAACGCGATCAGAAAAAGAGTCAAGGATCCTCGCATAGCTGACAGAGCCTGCGAGGTCGTTGATTCTTTTGGCGGCAATAAAGGTATCGGCTTAGGCTCGCAGATAAGTCAGCTCGTCGCTCTGGCGGTTCTTGATGATCTGGACCACTTCATCAAGGAACGGCTGAAGATAAAACACTATATCAGATATATGGATGACTTCGTTCTTATCCATCCGGATAAGGAATATCTGAAGATGTGCAAGAAAACGATAGAACACGAACTTAATAAGCTCGGATTGGAACTGAACGATAAAACGGTCCTATATCCTCTTAAACAGGGCGTGGTCTTACTTCAATGGCATTTTTACATCATGCCGTCGGGGAAGATCCTCCGAAGGATGAATAAGAAGAAACATGGTAAACAGCGGAGGAAACTCAAGAAGCTGCTCGCCAAAGAGAAAGCTGGCGACTATCGGCCGGGAACGGCCCGCGAATCGCTTGTGTCTTACTTAGGTAACGCATCCCGAGGCGACACATATCACGAGCGTCAACGGATGAAGGAATATTTCATTAAATTGGAGGAATCTAACCGTGAAAAATAACTTTTACAAGAATGTTCAGATAACAGAAGCCCAGGAAGCTGCCAGAAGAGCCGAGTCAATGGAATTCCTTCGAGCTCATTATCAGACAGCATGTGACGAACAGAACGAAGAAGATGCTGCCATGTTCGCCAGGGCGATACGCAATAAACTTCTCGCGGAGTCCGACGCTGAGCTTACGATCGACAGACTGAACCTTCCGACTCCGTCGGGCTCGACAGTGACAGCCTTTCTCTCTCTTTTAAAGGGAATCGTCAGCGCTTTAACCGGCGAATGGGCCGTATACAGAAAGGCTTTGAGAGCCCTCCCTGAACAGCCCGGCTTCCCGTTCGACATAGATTTCCCGGAAAAACCCACAAACGAATAAAAGGAGGTGTGAGTCATGGATAGACTTAAAAACGAGATCACAAATGCAGAATTCTGGAAGGCTGCAGGTATCAGAGCCTTAAAGACATTCTGCCAGACCGCTATTGCTGCCATAGGAACGACAGCTCTGATCGAGCAAGTAAACTGGCTCGTAGTTGGCTCGGCTTCGCTCCTGGCGGCTGTCCTCTCTATCCTTACCAGTATTGCTACCGGTCTGCCGGAGGTATAAGGACATGAACGCAGCGAGCATCATTTCACTCGTAATAAGCGGTTGCATGTTTATCCTGGCTTTGACCACTTTCATAGTAAACGGCGTCAGGTCGAACAAGAATGACGCCAAAGCCGATGAAACGAGATTGAATGACATCAATCAGTCTCTTCTTAAGCTCAATATGAAATTGGACCAGGTATGTACCGCAACCACAGAGATCAGAACTGACATCAAGACAATGCAGGCCAATCAGATAGAACACACGGGGCAGATCGCTGTCCTTAAAGAACGTGTGGATACGGCCTTCATGAGAATTGATGAACTAAAAATTGCTATTCAGAGTCTTAAGAAAGGCGGTTAAGTAATATGTCAGCTATATGCCATGCCGAAGATGTTGCAGCTTTAGCCCTCAAACAAGTGGGTAACAGCTGCGGAAAGACAAACCAGTACAGCGCAGAGCTGGACAAGGCCAAGTTCTACAACTACCCGAAGAACGGAATCGCGGATTCATGCTCGATTTTTGTAGATGACATGGTCTGGAGATGTTCGAATCCTCAGACTGCAAACGAAGTCCGCGCTATCCTCTACGAGCCTAACGTTGATAACTGCGGAGCCGGATGCGCTCAGGCTGCATCCTACTTCAAATCGCACGGCGCCTGGATAAGTAAAGCTGAGAACGCAAAGATCGGCGACAAGGTCTTCTTTGCTGCAGATCAGTATAAGAAGAAAGAAAACCCTTATGGCTATTATCATACGGGCGTGGTCGTATCGATCGACTACAACGCAAAGACGTTCAAGACCGTCGAAGGAAACACAAACGGCGGAAAGGTCGCTTCAAAGTCCTATTCCTTTACAGAATCGAAAGTCACAAAGGGCGGCTTCGGAAGACCTAAGTATACACCCAAGCCTTCTCCGGAACCTGCTCCAACACCTACGCCTACACCAGCCACAAATAAATATGAGGTTGTGAATATCAAAACGTTCCTCGCGATCAGGAATACTCCCGAGGCGAGAGCTGACGATAAGAACAAGGTGGGCGAACTCTATAACGGAGCGATAGTCACCGCGATCGAAACCTCGAACGGCTGGGCGAAGATATCCGGCGAATGTTGGGTATCAATGAAATATCTCAAACAACTCTAAACACCATATTTTTCCCCATTGGATAAGAAGAGCCCTCGGCCTTGTGCCGGGGGCTTTTCTTGTGTTCGGATAAAAAGTCAAGTAAAAAGTCAAGTACAGAAAAATGAGAAAACCCCGAAAGCCTTACAGCTTCGGGGTTCTTTTTGGTGGGGCTGGTGGGACTTGAACCCACTGCTATAAGTCCACTGGTGGACTTAAAAACCCGAAAAACCGCTAAAAATCAACACTTTTCGTTTTTGTGTTCGATAAGTGTCTACGGCGAAAAGTACAAAAGTCAAGTAAAAAGTCAAGTATAGAAAGTTGCTCGAAGTTGCTCAAAGTTGCA